ACTTATTTTGCTTACCTTTTACTGAGGCGTGATGAGTAGATAAGGTTTGACTATATATCCTGCTGCGGTAGAATGGAGGGGTAGCTTTTGCTGCACGAGTGGGATCGAGTTCAGGTGATTGAGCTTAAGAGATAATCTTGCGAGAGGGCTCAATCACAGAAATTTGATATACTATCTACGGTCCTGTCCTCCCGGATAGACCAATCTTTGCCGATCGGCGGTGCCCACCCCCTCCGATCGGCTTTTTGATTTACGCTTATTTATACGACCCGTTGAATAATCGCACCTTAACTGGGGCGCTTTTATTCTTGCCTATATATAGTTACCATAAAATACTTGACAATGTGGTAACGTGTGGTAAATTAGAGTTATAACAATAAGCGGGAGGACAAATGAAAGTAACAAGACGATATAACCAGCACAGGCGTGATCTGGATATAGACATGGAGTGCGAGAGTTGCGGCTCTAAGGCAACTTATGGCGGCGCTTACGACGACACTAACTTTTGGGTTAATGTTGTCCCTCTGTTCAAATGTAAAGAGTGTGGCAAGACCAGCAAGGATCTAGGCATCGAACCTGAAGATACGCATACAAAATATCCAGACGGGATGCAAATATAATGCTTTGGACGCAGGACAGAATTAAGTTGTCAAAACTGTTGGCTGAGGGGTATGAGTTCGACGCCGTTTCAATACCTTACGATTACGGTAAGGATGGAAAGGGAGAGCATATAGTTTATGTGATTGGAGACCCGCAGCAAATGCGGTGGACGGCAACAGACAATCTAGAGTCTAAAAAGCTAATGCAAGCACTTGGTGAGGTTACCGAGTATTATCGGGTCGTAAGAAATTTAGTAATCTCAGATGACATAGAACAAGGAAGAGACCCGGACGCATTCGGTCGAGAGTCAACATATACTCCGGATACAAACATAGACGAGATTTTATTTCGGACTTGGGATTACGGAGTGATTGGTGCTACCTACCTGCCGGATGCTATTAACGCGGTGTGGAAACAAACAAATTATGAAAGGAATAATTAATGGCAGAATTTAAATCAATAAGTTTAAGCGAGCAGGATCACGCGGATATAGATGCCGAGCGGAAACGCTTGATCCAAGAAGGATATAAGCGCACCGGCGTGATGCCAAAACTCAGCATGGCTGAAACCATCAATATTATGAAGGTCTTTTACCTGCAGCGTAAAAAGTTGGAGCAAGGCAGTGAAACACAGCGATAACTTTTACTGGCCCCATACTTTCGGTGGCTATTTGACGCCCGAACAGGCCTACGAGAATGACAAGAAAGCCAACGGCGGTTCGATGCATACATTGGCAGAATATAAAAGGATGGCTAGAAAAACCAACGACGAATGTGACTGCGGCCGACCGGTTTGGCGCCTAGTCGGTCTCGGCATGTGCTTCACTTGCATTACCGGCGAAAGCGATGCGAGTGATGATTACGAACTGGAGCCGGCGCTATGACCAACCAACAAATACTAGAAAGGATACCTAGCCCTAGCTTACGACAAGCACAACGTTCGTAAGGAAACTAAGTTCGAGAAAGGAAAGTAATCAGCGTGGCATTCATAATAAACCCAGGGAGTGAACTAGCAGATAACGAGACAGCTGTAGGCTGGACTAACACCCATGAGGTAGCTAGACGATACGCCTATACTTGGTTTTTAAAACCTATGCAAGAACAAGGCTTTACTGATATTAGGGTGACTGATACGGGCGAAGAATCAGATGGACGATGGAAGTTTCTGTTTACTCATGAGGTAACTGGTAAGGTCGTTGAGCTAGAAGTACACGGCATAGATGACCTCAAAGCCTACGAGAAACAGTACATATTTACACCACGAGTTTACTGGAATGGTAGCAGTTCATCTGACCCAGAATTAGAGCAGTTTAGTGCTGAGGGGTTTGTACCTGTCATGACGTTTCGGGCGAACACTAAGCCTAACAGCGAGCTAGCCCAAAGTGCAGATACTAAGGAGAAACATGAAAAGAATTAAGAAACTACTAGATAAGTTAGCTATGTGGTGGCTAAAGCCATCTATCATTACTGACGGTGACATAATCTTTAATGGTCAAAGTACGTCTATAAACCACGTTGACATAATCGCTAGAAAAGTACATGTAAAGAAAGCCCCCAAGGGTACAGCAGACGGAGGGAAAAAATGACGAATATAGAGAAACAAGACTTGCGAGCATACTGCAAACGAGGCTTGAGTTTTAAGCAGATAAGAAAACTTGTAGATTGTTCAGACTCTACAATACGCCAATATATTAAAGTGTTTGCTCCCATTTCAGCAGATACAGAGGATAAGCTATGAGTAACTCTTTATATTGCACCTGCAATTCAACGGTTGAGTCGATACTTCACTGCATAGTTCACAGAAAGGGCAAAGTATGAACCCCTATAGTCAGAGCACGAGTAGTACAGATAGTGAACCAGAGATTAATTTCACTGATTACCCAGAGGGATTTAGGTTTGGTGCAGGTAGTGACATCATCGTTGACGCCTTTATTCTACGGGACTACATCGCCCAGAAAGTAGCAGAAGCAGAACAGCGTGGACGTATTGATGAGCATAGATGGATAAACTCACATCTTCCATATGATGATGAAAGGCTTTGGAAACTGAGGCAGAAAAAGAGATTAGCCGAACTAAAAGGTAAGGAGTAAATTATGGAAAATTGTAATCACGATTGGACGACCGATGAGCTCAGCCAATACTGTGCAAATTGTAAGATTGAAAGAAAAGCCGAATGAACTGCTGGCAATGTGATCAGCCGGTCAAACGCAAGAACATTGTGGGCGCTCCACTTTGCGGGGAATGCGTATGAGCGATCCAGAAGATTCAAACGCAGATTGCAGTAACGGAAGCTGCCCGATGTGCTCCCCGGATAAGTACCAAGAAAACTAACCAAATATAGTATCATTTAATCGAAAGGTAATCACATGGAATACAACAAAACTTTAGCGGTCACCGGAAGCCTGGGCGGCATAGCTCTGCTTACCCAGCTACGCTCAGTGTTAATCATAATGCTGGCTGTTAGCACCGCAGCATTACTGATCCGCTTATTCTGGCGCAAAAATAAGAACATAAACGAGTAGTTGTGGGCCAGCCAACAGCTCGATACAGCCATCGGCGAGTGTTCTTCGTTGCATGGATTGTAATCGCCATACTCATCGCATGGTCGGTCCGGCACGCTTTTGCAGTGATCAACCCCAGCAAAGCCAGCTCTTTAGAATTATCGCTACTATGGCTGCTGACCTTTTCGGCCCTGGCATATAGCAGCATCCTGGCCTTGCTAGAACGGCCCGCTAAGGTCACCGATTCCCAGCAGGCCCAATTGGATAAGCTCACTGTAACCGTCCTTGTACCGGCCTACAACGAGGATCCGGCACTACTCCGGGAATGCCTGGCTTCAATGCTTAATCAAAGTCGGCTGCCCAATGCAGTTTGCGTAGTAGACGACGGCAGCACAAAAGATGATTACGCAGCAGTTAAGTCCTGGGCGCAAGAGGCCTATTCCGGCAAGATCGAACTGAAGTGGAAACGAACCAAAAACCACGGCAAACGCCATGCCCAAATGTCCGGCGTCATGCTATCACCCAGGGCCGATGTCTATATAACAGTCGATAGCGACACGATCCTGGACCGGCTAGCAATAGAGGAGGGCATGAAGCCTTTTGCAGATCCCGAGGTGCTATCCGTCGCCGGCGTTGTATTGCCGCTTAACAGCGACGCCAATCTACTCACTCGCTTCAGCGGTATATGGGAAATGAACTCGCAGCTTATCGACCGCAATGGCCAAAGTCTTATGAACAGCGTCATGGTAAACAGCGGATGCCTAGCGCTATACCGAGGGCACCTCATTAGGCGATACGTGAAGCCGTATCTTAGCGAGACGTTCTTCGGCCGGGTCGTAAAGTTCTCGGACGATTCACTGCTCACAACCTACGCGCTGCAACACGGCAAGGCGGTCCAACAGGCAACGGCTATTTGCTTCAGCTCAACACCAGAGAAGGTATCACATCATATACGGCGGTATATTCGCTGGATGCGCGGCAGCTTCATTCGGACTTGGTGGAGGTTTAAATACTTAGATATGCTCGGATATGGTTACTGGCTGCATCTATTCAAATGGTTTCAGACGGCCCTTAGCGTTTACGTATTTTGGTACTTGCTAATGGTGGGCGCCTACCAGGACAGGCGAGTCATACCGTACTTGATATTGGTGCCGGTGATGGTAACGTATGGCCAAAGCCTATGCACTCTTACTATTCGAAGGTCGGATCAAAGTTTCGGCAATCAGCTGCTTAACTACCTTCTGTCGCCATTGACTATACTGTGGTCGCTGACGGTGCTACGATTTTATAGATGGTATGGATATGCGACATGTTTAAAGACAGGGTGGGGAACGCGTAAAAAAATAGAAGTGGGGTTAACATGAGCGATCAAAGCGACAAACTAATACGACAAATATACCGGCGGTATTTTAATCTCTGCTTTCAGCGAGGCATTAGGCCGGTGTCGCTGACTAAGTTTAGGGACGATATAGACCGGAGGATCAAGCGTTATATAGCGACTGAGCTAGCTAGAGCTATCCAGGAGCAGCAGTCCGACAAGGATATGTATATCGCCACTCCGGCCCTGGACGTGCCAGAAGAGACTATTGAAAAGTTTGGTTTTAAGTTTCTGCTCTGTGGTGAGTGCGGCAAGGAAGTGGCAGTCGATCCTAAGATGCTTAAGCATGCCACTGAGGCAGAGAAGATTATTTGCATAAATTGCTTGCCAGCTGCAGCCGGAGTTACTATGGAAGAGATCACAAAAATAGTGCTAAGAACGGAGCATGTAGAATGAAGAAGATCATTGCGATTATTGCGTTAGCCCTGCTGCTTATCTACGCCGTCCAGGTCCGAGCGGCATCCATTGAGTCGTGTCCTAGCGGGTCCTACATAGTAGATCGTGGGGAAGACGGTGCCGTTATTTGCAAGCTAGAGCCCACAGGATGCCCGTATGGCGATTCCGTACCGCTCGGTCCGGTATGTGACAAACTCAAGCCAGAAACGCCAGCACAGGCCCCAGAAATGCCTGAAACCGAGCCGGCTGAGTTGTTTGTTGGTAAATAAAATAGTATTGACAGAATAGCTAATCAATGCTATGATGTATAGGTAATCAAGAAAGGTTACCAAAACATGAACTTAGAAATTAGATACAACGGCCATAAAGACTACAAACGAATGATCGGCTACAAAGCCAAAGAGCTAGGAAACAAGATCGACCAGTTCTTTGTGCAGGGTCACTGGCCAAAAGAAGACACCGCCTAAGCAGCGGTGTTTTTCTATTCAGGCTTGCTGCGTCGTAGTGGCAAGGATACAGATATACTGACCAAGCCGAGCGATTCAACCAAGTACAAAGCACCGGCTATTAAACCAATTATATTTATAAGATCTCGGTTTATACCTAGGGTAAAAAGGGCTTCAAGCGATACTAGGAAAATCCACAATCCGACTAAAAACTTTGGTACTGACATGGCGCACTCCTTTGTTTAATATCTTTATTGTACAATATCAGTGCAACCGGAGTGTGGGACGCGATCCGCAAACTCATAGCGTCACGAGCTCTAGGGCCGACTAAATAAGGCGGACTCCGGCTGCGTCTAGTTATCCACAATTTTATGCACAGGCTGGGGATAAGTCGGAAGCGATTGTATTGCAGACTTTTGAATGGTTGATGTATAGTAAAAGGCCAAGGCAGGTTTATTTAGACACTAAGGCTGCCTACTATTTTAATAGGGGTTTACAGCTGTTGTTCGGTTTGCTATGCTTTAAAAGTCTAAGTAAACCACCAACCTCTTAAGCCCCGGAAAGGGGCTTTTTTAATGGGTGTGGTAAATGAGTAAGCGAATGTTTAGCAAGGCGATCGTACAGAACGATGTCTTTTTGGACATGCCTCTATCGAGTCAAGGGCTGTATTTTCACCTTTGTATGAACGCAGATGATTATGGTTTCGTGAGTCCTAAGTTTGTTATGAGGACAATCGGAGCCAATGATGATGATTTAAAGCTGCTCATTCTCAAGCGATATGTGCTGGCTTTTGAGTCGGGTGTGGTTGTTATAAAGCATTGGCAAGTCAACAATACAATTCGCAAAGATCGGTCCCACGATACGACATATCAGAAGGAATTTTTGAGCTTAACTTTAAACGAATTTGGAGCCTACTCAGAAATAGCCAAAATTAGCGAGTTTGTACAACTTACAACAGAGCAGGTTCAAGAATTACAACAGCCTTCAGGGGTAGAATCGACTGGTTTACCAAATGGCAACCAAACGTCACCCGAGATTAGAATAGATAAGATTAGAATAGAAGAGAATAGATTAGATAAGACTAGACTAGATAAAGACAATGGCGTAGCTAAGGAAGCTACGCCACGGGTTGATTCAAAAAGACTTGATTCTTTATTTGGATATTGGGCAGAGCAGGTGGGATATCCAGTAACTGCAAAACTGAAACAAAATCGGGAATATGCAGGAAAACTTTTAAAAGAATATTCTAGTGGTGAAATAGCTATGATGATAAAAGCTGCGGCTATGGCTAGTGAGGATCAGTACGCCCCGGGGGTCTCAAATTTTATTGATCTTTATCGGAAATGGGATGGCCTTAAGCTGTGGGGTAAAAAGAAGGGAGTTAGAAGTGTTGCAGCTCAATTCTAACAATTACGAGAAAGTTCTTGTTATCGTAAATGATTACGAGAAGCCTATTGAAATGGATGTTGTCAGAGGCTTAAAACTTCTTGACCATTTGACCAAAGGGCAAGCCGGGACACATGTGCGCCTAACGTTGGAAGACGGAACAGTAGTTGGTATAAAAACAACCGACATTCGGAAAGTTGAACCAATAGCAAAAATGAAAGGATTGGATGAATATGTCTGAAGCTATGCCAGTAAAGGGCTCGTGGGTTGTTGGAAGTTTTGAGGGAGAACAGGCTAAGAGGGTTGTTGATCATGCGGATGCTGGTGTTGGATATATCATTCTTGAGAGAGCGGGCAGTAAGGTTCACCCTGCGGTGCTCGCTGCATTTCGAAGAGCCGAAGACAGCCCCATACCGGTTCATTTGAACGAGGTTAAGGACCACTATAAGATTGAAAAGTACGAAGAGACTCGGCGACAAAGAGCCGGGATACAGCACCGGCCTGTTGTTCTAAGTACAACTACCAAGCAGATGTCTGATGTTCGAGAAAACTTAAAGAAAAGCGGGCTACTAAAACGAAAGGCAAAGGCATGAAATCAGAAAACATCAAGTCAATCATAAACAAAAACGAGCACACATATACCAGGTTAAATCAAGCCCAGAGACAGCTTGTTGGCTACACAAGCACCAGGGAATATCGCAGGTACAAGAAGCAAAAGCGACAACAATTGGCAGCCGGGCGGGAAGCAAACCGCCGATGAACTACGACCAAGCAATAACGGAAATGCTAGCAGCCATCAAAGCCGATAAGTCACTAGCCCAGCCTTGGAAGAACTATGCAAGCTCCGACTTAGCGAGGGTTCAGGCGGTTATTCGGATGGCTCAAACGACTACGAATTTGAAACCACCGGAAGGCTACGGTACGGTAGTGTCCGGATCAGCGGAGGGCACAAGTGTTCTGCGAGATGACCGGGGATACTCACTTGCTTGTACCTGCATGACCGGCGCAATAGACGTTTCATGTCCGGTACACCACCTTTGATTAGCATGCTATCATTAGCTCAATGGAGACTTTACCGAAATTGACAAAACCCGCTCGCACAACTTCGGTTGCGATAACCCCAGCCCAAGATTCCTACATTTCCTATGTGGCAGTAGGTGGATTGATCATCCATGAGGACGGAAGTTTCACAAAAATGAGCGTCGACGAATTCGCATCAAAGGTCGGATTCAGTCGCCAGCAACTTAACAATTGGACCAAGATCATACCGGACTTTGCGCAGAAAGTAGAACGGCGCCGGGCCGAACTTATGCCCGTAAACCGCGTCTCGGCGATATGGAAAGGGCTCACCCTGAAGGCTATGTCCGGCAACGTAGAGGCAGCAAAAATAGTGCTTGGCCAATACGCTAATTGGCAACCGCCGGCACAGAAACACGAGATCGAAGTCACGACCGGCCTGGCCGACTTAGTGGCAAAAAAGAAACTTGAAATGGAACGGAAAGTGATCGATGCAGCCCCAGCAGACAGCACCCCAAACAACGCCTGAAGAAGCGTGGAATCTCATCCAGTATTACGACGACGGCCGGCACGTTGAGTTTGTCCGGGACGTACTTGGCCGCCGACCATGGAGCAAGCAGTGCGAAATTATAGCCGATGTGTTCGCTTATCCGATCGTGGCGGTAAAGTCCTGCAACGCTGCCGGAAAGTCCGACCTGGCTAGCGACGTGGCCCTGACGTTCCTGATGTGTAAACCCAACTCGATCGTTATCACCACTGCGCCCACCTGGCGTCAGGTAAAGGACGTTATCTGGCGGTACATCCGGACCAAGCACGCTAAGGCACCAGTCAAGTTATCCGATAAGCAGTGCAACCAAGTGGGGCTGGATCTATCCGAAGAATGGTTTGCTATCGGCTTGTCCACACGAGACGCTGAGAAGTTTTTTGGTTATCATGCCGACGATATTCTGGTGATCGTTGACGAGGCGAGCGGCGTTGAAGAGGAGATCTACATTGGCGTTGATGCTGTTACCCCAAACTTAAACGCCCACGTTTTGATGATCGGAAACCCGACCAATCCAGAGGGCCGTTTCTACAAAGCCTTCCAGGATCCATTGGTTCGCAAGCACACCATTACCGTTTTTGACACGCCAAACTTTACCGCTAATGGCATCGGTACAGTCGAGCAGTTAGTGGGCCATTTTACCCCGCCGGCCGAACTTGAAAAGGAGTCCGATCAAATCACCTACATGGTCAATCAGCAGAAGAAGCTCGAGTCACCGATTCCAGCATTGATTAGCCCCATGACTGTTTACCGGCGCTATATCCAGTGGGGAGAGGAGCATCCAATGTGGGAGGCTTTGATTATGGCACAGTTCCCGAGCCAGGCTAGTACCGCGCTCATTCCACTGGGCTTGATTCTCAAGTCGGTAGAGGTATGGAAGCAGATCGAGAAGTCCAAAAAGGATAAGGCCTTTGCGCGCGAGGTGGATAAGAAGCCTGAGTGGAATATCAAGACCGAAGGCATACACGAGTACGGCATTGATGTAGCCCGCTTTGGCGACGACACCAACGTGGTATTTCCAAAGACCGGCGGACTTATCCACAAGCCACTGCAGTGGGGTAAGGTCGATACTTCGATTACTACCGAGCGAATTGTGAGCGCTATTAGCATGGACGACTGGAGGGCCGTACTGCGTGTTGACGATATTGGTGTGGGCGGTGGCGTAACCGATCAGCTGCGCAAGCTAAAGCGCGACAATCCTACCAAGTATCACTTCCGCGTCGTGCCGGTAAATTTCTCGGCCGGCACTACCAACCCGCAAAAATGGTTCAACCTTCGAACCGAAACTTATGACAACCTGGCCGACATGTTTATCAACCACGAGATTGCCATCCCGGAAGACGAAGATCTCATTGCCGAGCTGGCTGCGATCCGAGTAGAATACACGGGTAAAGATGCGCAAATAAAAAAGGTTGAAGCCAAAGCCAACATCAAGGACCGCCTGAAGCGATCCCCGGACAAAGCCGACGCACTAGCTCTAGCCTGCGCAAAGACACATACCGGCAACTGGGATCATGTAGAGGATCTGAGCGAGCTTAGGCGACGACAGAACGTACCCGAACCAATTGGAGCAGTGCCCGAAACGAGCGGTATGCTTGACGAGCGTTATTAAAAAAATCATACTAAGCGGAAAGGCTAATGCTAATGAAAACCGACAACACCCCCACAACCAAAGGACTCGGCAAAGAAATCGGTCAAACCGGTACAGCGATCTATAAGGGCATCATTACTCTCGAGGAGTACAACAACAAGATGCGAGGTCGCCAAGGGCTTAGGCTTATGGACGTTATGCGTCGATCCGACGCTACCGTTCGGGCCACGCTGCAGGTTTGTAAGTTGCCAATTCTATCTACTGAATGGAGTATTCAGCCCGCTAGTGACAAGGACCAAGACATCGAGATCGCCGACTTTGTGCGGCGTGAACTAATGGAGCGGAATGTTGTCTGGCATGACTTCCTGCGCGAAGGCTTGACCATGTTTGACTTTGGGCACTCAGTAGCCGAGAAGGTTTACGAGATGACCGAGTACGAGGGCAAGAAACTCGTCGGAATCAAAAAGATATCTTACCGAAAGCAAACCACAATTCAGCAATGGGAATTGGCCAATGGCCAACCCGGCATCAGGCAGCTTTTGGTTACCGGCAGCACGGTAGAGATCCCAATGCAGAAGCTGATTGTTTTTATTCACGACAAAGAGGGCGACAACTACGAAGGTGTGAGCCTGCTTAGATACGCTTACAAGCACTGGGACATCAAGGATAAGCTCGACCGTATTAACGCTGTTGCTCTAGAAAAGCAGGGCGTTGGTGTGCCGGTCCTCAAGCACCCAGCCGATGCCGACCAGGAGGACATCGACAAGGCCCGCACCGCACTCCGTCAATTGCGAGCTAACGAAGAAGGCTACCAAGAAATCCCAATTGGCTGGGAGCTCGAGATGATGGACATGAAGGCCAGCACCACCAAAGAGATCATCCCTTCGATCCAATACCACGATCGCCAGATCACCATGTCGGTGTTGGCCCAGTTCCTTACCTTGGGAGGCGATAGCGGCTCAGGTTCCAGGGCCGTAAGCCAGGACCATTCTAAGCTGTTCCTACTGTCCGAAGAAGCCACCGCCAAGAACCTACAGACCAGTATCCAAGAGCAGCTAATCAAGCAGTTGTGTGACCTCAACTTTAGCAACCTACCCAACGGCTACCCTAAGCTGCAGTTCGCTAAGATCGGCGATGAAGACATTGCAACACTCGCAGATGCTGTTCAGAAATTCACCTCAGCGGGCGTCCTAACTGCCGAGCCCGGTATAGAGAAGCATGTTCGAAGCGTACTGCACTTACCAGAGCTGCCAGAGGCTATGGAAAAGGCGCAGCAAGATCTTATCGAGAATCCACCAAAGACCGACCCGACTGTTGACGCGGATCCCATGACCGATGAAAGCCTAGACGATGACGGCGAAGACGAAGCCAAGCAAAAAAAGCAAACAGAAACCGAACTAAAAAAGAAGCAGGCTATTCGCGCCGCTCAAATAGCTCGCAAAAATCTTATTGATGTCATAACGGGTTAACCATGCACAAGCACATACTCGACGAGTTTGAGAAAACTGGAAACGTAATTCGTGCCGCCGAAGGCTGGAGCAAGGACTACCAAAAGAGCCCTGATACGTTTGCCAAGCTGATTAAGCTCGAAGGTAAGATGGAGCGTGGCCTGATTGAGTACTTCACCGGTCTAGCGGACCGCGCCATTGGCTATGTGAACTGGGGAGGATATGGATTCATTAAGGCCGATGACTTCCAGGTTACTGTGCTCATAAGCGACGAGATCAAGGGCTATGAGGATGGGCTGTTTGTCCAGGCGATGTACGATCCAATACAAGAAGCCGTTGGCCTTGGAGCCCAGGCCGGCGATGATATCTACCGCATCCCGCTAGGCATAACCAAGTCGAGTGTTGCCGTCCAGGAGGCTGCAACTACTCAGGTCGCTAACTTAGTGGGCAAACGTGTTGATAAGTTCGGCGTCATAGTCGACAACCCCAACGCCAAATACAGCGTAAGCAATACTACGCGAGAAGAGATCCGACGATCTATTCAGACTAGCCTCAACCTCGGTGAAGATCAGCCAACCGCTTCAGCTCGCCTAAGAAACACGATCAAAGACCCGAAGAGGGCCAGTAAGATTGCTGCTACTGAAAGCGTTAATGCTTACCAGGGTGGGCTATACACTTACGCCAAGCAAAGTGGCGCTGTTGGCAAGGAGTGGCAAACTATAGGCGGGGCTTGCCCGCTATGCGTCGGTAATGCAAGCGCCGGACCAATACCGCTCAACGACAACTTCCCGAGCGGCGACAAAGCACCAAGCGCTCACCCTTGGGATCGCTGCGGACTAAGATTCATCTACCCAGAAGACCCGGCGGCGTCAAAGATTACCTCGCAAAAACCAAGTGGCCTCGACGCAACTGATCTCGAAACCATAGGCCAGGCCGATATATCCGGCCGACCAAACGCTGAGATAAACACCGCTATCGAAAAGCTGTTGAGCGCAAAGAATCCTGCAGCTACCAGAGACGCCATAGCCCTAGCTAAGCAGCTACCAGAGACCGATGCAGTTGCTATGCTCAACTCAATAACGTACGACGGCAAGTCTATCGGCCAAGCCTTTTATACGACCAAGTTTGACGTTGCTACAAAAAAAATCAGCAAGGTTCTAATCAACCCAAACAAGGACCCTTTGAAAATGACTGCGGCCGAAATAGCAAAAATTGCTGGAGTTCCCGAGAAGTGATAACGAATAAATTATTTGACAAGATGCTAACGTTTGTAAGAATATTGACAGTATGAATCCCCAAGTGGTTGATAACGTAAACAAAAACCTTGCTCGTACATTCCGCGCCATCCGTGCAGCAAAGGATACTCAAAAACTGCCAACTCAGATCGAGATCATAAAAGCCGGTGAGTGGCCTGATGACTCCAACAAAGGCTTTATGAAAATCACGACCGCCGACCTTCTTGAGTTCAAGAAGAACTTTGACGATGGCGTTGGCATGCCCGGTGGCGCCGGCTTCGGTTTACCTATCGACTTCAGCCACGAAGAATGGGACAAGGCTGCCGGCTGGATCAAAGAGGTTGTGGTTGAGGGTGATACACTGTATGGCAAGGTCGAATGGTCAAAATCCGGCGAAGAATCGCTAATGAACGGTGAGTTCAAATGTATTTCCCCCAGTTTTTATCCTAGCTGCCTCGGTAGTTGGCACGACCCTGAAGACTGGAGCGAGACCGCCCAAAATGTCCTTGTCGGTGCTGGGCTCACCAACATACCGTTCTTCAAAGGACTTAAACCAATTATGGCTTCGAATGCTTCCGGCGAAAGAAGTGGAGAAGATAAAAATTTAATATACGTTAGTGCAAGCGAGAAGGAGAACAACATGCTTACATTAGAAGAAATCCGCGCAAAAGACGCAGACGCTCTATCCGAAGAGGAAAAATCCTTTTTAGTCGAGCACAAAGGTGAGTTGACTGCTGAAGAGCAGACAAAGTTCGGTTTTGAAGTAACCGCTAAGGGCGGTGAAGGCGAAGGGGACGCTGACGGTTCCGGCGAGGGCGAAGGCTCTGGCGAAGGTGAAGGCGAAGAAGCTGCCGCTGCTGTCACACCTGAATTGGCCGCTGTACAAGCTGACCTTAAGTCCGGCAAGAAGGTTCTTGTCGAGGCCAGCACTCTTAATCGACTAGAGAAAGTCGCCGACCAATACGAGCTTGAGAAAGCTAATCAAAAGGTCGAAGCCCACGTTGCTCGTGGTGCTATCAAAGCTGACCAAGCTAAGGTCTGGGCGGAACGCCTAGTGAAAGATCCGAGCGTTGAAGCGCTTATGAAGGATCTGCCAAACAACGAGGCACTTGCCGGCGAGCAAGGCTCGAGCGTTAAAGCCAGCGAAACTGGAAGTGCGATCGCACAAGTTCAGACAAAAGCCAATGAATTAATCGAAGCCTCTGCTAAAGATGGCAACAAACTCGATATTGGTTCTGCAATTAGCCAAGTTCTAGCAAATAATAAAGAGTTAGAGACTCAGTATAACGAAGAGAAAAGGGGAAATAACTAATGGCTCAATTCACTGAAAGCTGCGTAAAAGCATTTCCATGTGCAGTTGCTCTTGGAGTAGGTGTCGCAGTAAAACTTAGCGCAGGACTGATCGTAGCTGCTACCGCTGGTACAGATGATATTATTGGTGTTATCGATGTGGCAAACGATGCCGGCCAGCAAGCAAACGTTCGACTCCGAAGTGCATCCGGTACAGCCATTGGCCGTGCTGGTGGCAACATTGCAATTGGTGACTATGTTACCGCAACAACCGCTGGAGAATTAATAGCAACCACAACTGACGGCGATCAAACGGTCGGAATCGCCTTAGAAGCTGCATCAAACGATGGCTTCTTCGAGTTCATGCCTACTGGTGGCACGATCTACGTCGCGTAATAAATAAAAAATAGGAAAGGTATATAAACAAATGAACCCCCAATCAGTTTTCATCGACCCTCTGTTAACCAGTGTTTACATCGGTTACAAGAACACAGAGTTGATCGCCGACGTGCTCGCGCCAAAAGTTCAGGTTAGCAAAGAGTCTGGAATCTTCTTCAAGAATGATAAGTCCAACTTGATCGTTCCCGGAGAAACCACTCGTGCCCTAACTGGATCAGCAAACCGTATCACCGGTACACTAACCACTGATACATATACACTTGAAGAGCACACGCTCGAAGAGTGGATTGATGATCGTATCCTAAAAACTTACGACTCACCATTTGATCCTCAGAAGAACGCAACGAACCGCATCGCCGGCCAGTTGATGATCGAAAAGGAAAACGAGCTTATTGCCGCACTGGCTGCTGCAACTGCTTCAGGTAACGTAGTCGACTCTGCCGGTAACTGGGCAACTGCAGCTACAGACCTGCGGTCAGCTGTTCTTACAGGTAAAGACTACATCCATGTTCGAACCGGTGTACGTCCTAACACTCTTGTTCTTGATCGTTTGACTTACAACAAGCTAATCTCAACCAACACCGACTTCAAAGCCTCGATCGCTTACACAAGCGACAAGACTGAAGCCAACATGCGCAATCTGATTGCCGGTTACTTCGATGTTGAAAACGTTTTGATCGCTGGCGGTATCAAGCAGAGCGCAGCAACAAGCGGCACTGGATCATTCCTGTGGTCAACTAAGGGTATTGCTTACCTTGCTTACATCAACCCAACCCCAGCTATCGAAGAGCCATCTGCCTTGTACCAGTTCGTCAAGCCTGACATGATCGGTGTTGATGTTCGTCGCGAAGAAGGCCACAAGTCTGACGTTGTTCGTGTAAACGACTTCTACGTAATGGAAGTTGTCGACAGCGAATGTCTTTACAAATTCCTTGACACAGTAACAGACTAACCGGAGGTAACTATGTCATTACAAGTAATTAGAAGTTTTTACGTTGGAGATACACTTTACCAGGACGGTCAAGTACTAGAATCCGACGACCAAGAGCTGATAGCCAAGGCGATAGCTGACGGCAACGTCGCTGAAGCTACGAGCGAGCCGACTCCGGAGGCTCCGGCTACTGATGACCCTTTAGTGGGTCAGCCAGTGGATTCGGGTTCCGTCGAACCCCAAGCTCCGGCAGTAGTACAGCCCCCAGCGGATCCAGCTCCGGTGATAGACCCCAAAAATCCATCACCCGAACAAATCCAAGACGACTTACAAATCGCTTAAAGCGAAAGTTCAGAAAAGCAGTTAAGAAAATAAAAAGGTAAAGGGAGTCTATGTCTGCACCGAATGTCAAAGATCTTGCGACTAGCCTGGTTGCGACAGCTCCCTCACCTGCTGCTTCCGGCACGAGTTTAGTAGTAACAACAAATCAAGGGTCACGGTTTCCA